GACTGCAGGGCATCACGGCACAAAGCTGCAATGACGTGCGACTTGCCCGATCCAGTCGGCATCTCGATGCACGGGTTGCCGCTCGCATGCGCATCAAACCAGGCGTAAAGCTGGTCGATGGCGCGCTGTTGGTAGTCACGCAGCATTTGGCTTTCCCCATTGGTCTGCCATTGCTTTTGCGATTCCCTCATAGGTTTCGCTGCGCAACTTCCATCGATCCTTACTTGGCGGCATCAGATGGATGCGCTGCTTTCGGCCTTCAACTACGTTTGTTGGCTTGAGATGCGGCAAACCCTTCAGCCACAGACAAGTTGCCTTTGTCTCATCATGCCCAAACATCCATGGCTGGATGATCTGATCAGGCTTGCGCCACAGCCTAGACATGATGCAGACAGGGTTTTCAATGGCAATCATTGGGATGTGCTCTGCGCGCCTGTGCAGCGCCATGAAAAAAGATGCGCTTGCCTGTTGGCGACCAATCATTTTTTTTGCTTCAAAGTGCCTTGCTCCAGACACAGCAAGATCGGTGCATGGAGGGTGGGCAATCATCAAATCCCACGGGTAGTCGATGACATCAAAAACGTCGCCTTGATAATGTGGACCCGGCGCATCTGTTGGCAGCAAATCACAACTCATAGCTTCTGCCCCCCCCCTCGATGAATGCGTCACGAACACGGCCAGAGTATTCGCAGGCCACCAAAACACGCAGCTTTTTCATCCCACAATCCTCGCGTCAAAAGTTGCGCGCACCTGCTCGATCTCAGGATCACCAACCGCAGCAGGGTTGGCCAGGATCTCTTTCGACCCGTACACGGTGGCGTCTGGCTCTCCGTTCGAGATCCTGCGACCGTTGATCAGGTAGACCGCCGTCCACTCGTCAGGAGCCTCCCCATCTGCAAGTGGCCACGGCACCAGATCGGGGTGCAGGACGTGGCTCTCGCAGCCTTGGCGTTGAAACTCAACCGGGATGCCGTCGGCGTCGTGGCGCTCGCAGCGCCAGGTGCTGTCGGGTTTGGCCGTGCTGTGCGCACAGGTGCGGCAGTTGACCTCCTTGGTGGTCTTGGTTCCGTAGCAGAAATCATGCGCCGGACACCACTTACATTGATACCAGGATGGATCCACACTGATCGGCTCGGGCATGCGGTCAGACAGCACGATGCGCTTGCCGCGCTCAATGGCCTTCTCAGCCACCGCCTGGTTGTAGTGCACGCGCTCTGTGTAGATGCGGTCGTCGTCCTTGCAGACGGCCACGTACAACGCCCGGTCGATGGGAATCCCGTGCATGTAAAGCTGCATCTGGATCCAGTGCTGGGGTTTGGACTTCTCGACGCCTTGCTTCTCCAGGTCGGCAAACGACTTGGCGCTGTGCGTCTTGAACTCGGCAATGTGGCGCTTTGTGCCCGCACCTGGTACGCCCGACTCGATGATGGCATCGACCGAGCCGCCAATGTGGCAGCCGAAATCAATCTTGGTCTGCTCAAACCCGTTGTCGCGTACGTCGAGACCGATGGCTACCAGGTCAGCCACGATGGTGGCCTCCTCGATCTTTCCGCGCCGGAACAGACGCAGGATTCGACCGTCAAATTTCTCGATGACAGCCCAGCGAAACGCCAACCATAGCCACCGGTCACAAGGGTGCCCGAGCACCGACGCGCCCATGTGCTGCCTAGGCGGCTCGGCCAGCGACTCGTGGTGCTTGTCAATCAGGGATTGGATGCTATGATGTCCTTCGGGTATCTTCATCGTTGTTCTCCTTGGTTGGACTTTGCGCAGGGATCAGCTCACACTGACCCTGCGCTTTTCTTGCCTACTTCTTCGCCCATGGCGGCGCTATCCTTGGTGCAGCCGGTGCCGGTGCCGGAGCCTTTGCGTTGACCACCGCAAGCGCAGGCGCACCCCCGTAACCCTTGTATCCGCGCACCTCGTTCGAGGCGGCATAGGTGCGCCCGTTGACCGGATCAGTGCGCTCAGGCCGGATGCCGAGCTTGACCTGCAGCTGGCCGTTGAGCAGCTGGTCGGTGTCGTTGACCTTCTTGAGCCCGAGTGCCCGCATCAAATCGCCGAGCTGCTGCCGCCCGATCTCCTCGGCCTTGGCCGAAGGGTTCTCGACGTTGAGGTTTGTAAACACCACCCGGCCCGCTCCGGTCGGCCCGAGGATGTCGAAGCGGAGCTTGATGTAGCGCCCCGTGCCAGCCGCCGTGGTCTGCAGCCCAGCCTCGGTGATGCGGGCGTCGTACATGCCCTCGGGCAGGGGTTCATAAGATCCCGTACCTGTGGGGAGGGAATCAGCATCGTAGGTTTGTCCAAGGTTTGCCATGTTCACTTTTCCTCGATCTTGAAGGTGGGACGGCCAGGGGCGACCGTGATGGCGCCGGAAAGCGGCGCGGTGATGGCAGGATCGGCATCCCGCCAAAGTTTCAGATTGACCTCCGGCTTCCAGCGAAACAACCGGCTCAAGTGCTCGGTCAGGCCGTGTTCTGCAGCCAGATCCTGCAGCTTGTCGCCGTCAACTTTGCGGTCGAGACGGCCCGAGATCTTGATCGAATAGCCCTCTGGAGACACCGTTTCGGTGCCTTCGAGGTTTTCGGAAATGCCGACAAGCGACTTGATCCGGTCTTCGAGCCTGCGACGTTCGGCAATCGCATCGGTCTCGGTCTGCTTGGCCGTAAGCCACAGGGCGGCAAGCACACCAAGGTCATCGGTGAGTTTCTCAGACAACATGTGATCCTCCGATCTTTGCAATGATGTGCCCGAGGTCAGCCACCTCCCAAGCATCAAGCTTTCCCGAGCGATCCTTGGCAAGCCAGAGACCGTCGGAGTCGCACATCAGGGCGCGCTGGACGTTACCTTCCGAGTCCTTCTCGACACGGAGCGCAAGCACCTCGTCGAAGAAGTAAGGCAGGGATTGCCCGGTCTTGTTTCCTGGCATCGAGGGCGAATACAGCACCCGACCCATCTCATCCTGGGTCTTTTCAAGCTTGGCGCTCATGTAGACGTGCTTGGGCAGGTCACGAAACGACCGGATGATGTCGGCCATCTGCTCCTGCATTGCCCCATATGCAGCCCGTGGATCCTTGTTGATCTTCTTTTCTTTGTTTAAAACAACCTCGGCAACTTCCGAAATCGAGTCGATGCACACGGTCTGGTAGACCTTGGCCTCGTCTGACTTTGCAAGCCAGCTATAAGCCTCCTGCAGGTCGGTCATTGAGCCAATCTCAATGTAAGGCAAGTCTGCGTCCTGAATCGACAGCAGGCCGCCTTCGGCGCTCAGGATGATCGGTTTGGGTACATCTCGACAGAGACTGGTCTTGCCAGCCCCAGCCGGTCCATAGACCAGCACCTTGATCATCTGGGCCACGATTTCTTTCGTGGTGCGTATCTTTACTGCCATTCTGGTTCTCCTTGGTTAGATGCGGTTCGGGATCGGATCGCATCCCGCAGCCGGCGATTTCTCCCCAGCTGCAGGCTGGGATCAGTGCCTTCCCTCTTTTGCTATTTCCTCAATGACTGCCGTCATTGCCTCGATGACCTCACAAGCCTCTTCCAGCGACAAATGGAATCCCGCCGACCCACAAGAGTGGGAAAGCAACAGCCAAACCTGGTCAAAAGACCGGTCAATAAACACCTTGGCCACGCCAGACGGCACTCCGGCAACATGTATGACTTTTGGTTCTTTCATGCTTGCTCTCCAAGTTTCACTTAGTCTGCCATCTTGAGTGTTGTCGCCACGCCAACGGCGGTGCGCGCAGCGCGGTCTGCGCTGATTTGCGCGCAGACTTCTGGATGCGTGCGATCAAACGCCTCCAGGTCTTGTTCGTATTTCCGAGCCTCAGTCCACTCTCTCGATCCAGGGTACGCCTCCGCACGATCCCGGATACGTCCAACCAGCTCTTCTCTTTTCAACGCCGGCGTGACCGGCACAAAGTTTGGGCGTTGCGACAGTTGTTGCCCCCTGCCAGCAGACTTGGTCGCCGCAACCATTTGCGCAAACAACTTTGCGGGGATGACCCCGCCAACCGCATGTTTAGTATTGACAACCACTTCAATGTGGCCGTCCGGGCGCCGAATGCTGAGAGCAGCTCCGTTGATCCAGGTATCGCTCATGATCTCTCCTTGGTTGTTCCGCTGTCGGACCATCCGGTTGCGCAACAGTTGCCATCCTACGCACTTCGGGTTACCATGTCAAGCGGGGTTGAAAACGTAGCATTTACACCACAGGAGGATGGGATGCGCACGCAGGAGGCGATTGAGCATTTCGGCTCGATCAAGAGGCTGGCTGATGCTTTAAACATCTGGCCGCAGTCGATCTATACATGGGGTGAGCGCCCGCCGCAGGCGCGGCAGTTCGAGCTGGAGGTCAAGAGCAAAGGCGCACTCAAGGCCGACCGGAGTGCCGAAAATGACCCCAGGTGAGGCGGCGCTCCACTACGCATCCTGGGGCTGGCATGTCTTACCCGTCGTGCCAGGATCGAAGGTGCCAGCCACCCGGCACGGGGTGCACGACGCCACCCC